GGCCGCATCGGCGACGAGTACCGCTGGCGGTTCGACGACAAAAAGAAAAGGGCCAGCGCAAGGGCTGGCCCCGAGTTACCGTCTAAACCTTGACTAACCAAACGCTACCTCCACTACATTACGCTGAGCCTTGAACACCGCGTCGACGCAGTCGGCCTCGTTGGCGTCGCGCACGGGGTCAGTGATCCACTCCTTATAATGCTTCCGTGTTACATCGTCGTTGGCGTGGCCCAGCAGCTCGGTGATCCGCTTGATCGGCAGCTCAGCGTGGAACAGGACCGAGCAGTACAGGTGACGTAGGTCGTGCCATGTCAGCAGGGTGATGCCGGCATGAGCAGCTGCCTCGGCCAGGGTGTTGAAGACAACGCCGTCGTCGCGCTTGCAATTCTTGGCCTTGCCGACTTGACCGTCCGACCAGCTGCGCAGCTTGGCGATCTCGGCGTCTGTCTCGTTGCCCCGCAGTTTGAACAACCGATAGGCCTTGCTTGTCGAACCGGAGTAGAGCAGCAGCCAACCGTTGACAGCAAACTGTGCGCGCTGCCAAGCCCGACGCCAAGGAGCGTGATCGGTGGCACCGAATAGCAGCTCGTCGTTGCCGATGTTGTTCTCCTCTTGATGCTGCCTGACCTGGTTGAGCAGATCCGCCGGCAGGCCAACGACACGCGCCTTGTTGGACTTGGGCAACCCGACGATCTTAGGCTGACGGCTTTCGACTTTCTTGAACGCGCAATCGATAAGCAGCTGGCGGGTGTTGTGTCCGATTTTGTTAGGCGAGATTGCCAACAGCTCGCCGGCACGAACGCCGGTCTTTGCAGCAACGTGGATCGGCAGCTCGGCATTGGGGTCCAACCGCCGCGCCCACTCCAGATGCAGATCGAACGAGGCCAGCAGGCGCTGATAGACTTCCCGGGCGAGAGCATCGACACCGCTACGCTCGCGCGCCTTGGTCTGCACTGAGCCGAACGTGACGTGAGCGATCGGGTTATGCGAGATCCATTTGGCCGTGATGGCAAAGCTGAGAGCTTCTTTAACATCCTGCTTGAGCAACCGTTGAAAGTTTTTCGTGACAGGCTTGTCGGTGCCCAGCTTTTTCGCATTGCGGATTTGCGGCACCAGGTCGTTCTCAACCGCCTCATAGTCGATCGTGCTCAGCTGCACGTCGTTGATTGGAACGTCGCGAATTGTCAGACGCTCGATGTAGTTGGTGAGGCGCGAACGGATCGTGTCGTAATGATAGGCGGTGCCAACGTCGTCGGCTTCACGCTTTTCGAGATCGGCGCGCAGCAACTTGAGCGCGTCCTCAAAGGTGCGGCCAACGGTGGTCGATGGATTGTTGCCAGCACCGATGATGCCCTGCAGCTTTTTCGCGTACGCCAATGCAGCTGTCTGAGTGGTGAAAACCTGACCAGCATCGTCCTTGCGAATCCTTTTGCTGGGGAGCAAGCCGGCACGATGCTCGGCGCTGGCGATAATGTGAAACCGGATCAGTCCCCGGTCTTCGGTCGTCTTGGATTTGTCTCTCGCTACTCTCATCGTGACCTCCTGTTGGTGCATAGGTAATGACAACTTGTCATCAATATGGCCACAAATGGAGGCGATTACAAGCTCCAGGTCCACGTAAGGTCCACGAAGCCTAATTTCCGGCCGATGGCAAACCTGGCAGCGAGCTATAAAATGGCAGTATTCTGAGGGAAAGTATGGGGCGAGTGAGGGGAATTGAACCCCCGACCTCCAGATCCACAATCCGAGTCTTGGCCTGTTTTTTCGACAGGCCTCTACCAAAACGGCAGATTTCTACACTCTTACCGTGACAAGGTTTAGAGGGATAATGTGGTGTGTATGGACATGCAGGTCCACGAGAGGTCCACCAACTTTGTCACGATGATGATGACAAGTCCTCGATCAGTTGAGGCTCGGGATCGGGCAGGGCTTCGGTGTCGGTCGCGCCGGTAGAGAGCCACGCGAGGGTGATCGTACCGTTGCCGGCCTGCGCCACCTGCGCCATGCCCTTGTCTCCATACAGGCGCGGGTAGAGACGCGTCGATTGCCAACGGACGTGCTGGCTCATATCGCGCATCGCAGCCACCTGCTCCTTGGTCCACACCTCTTCGCCACGCATCACGCCTTCGTATCTCTGGAGCACGGCATCGTTGAGACAGATCACGCCCAGCTTGTTTGCCGACAATAATCTGTCGTCCAGGTCGGGATCTTTGTCGCGCCAGCGGTTCACGGTTTTGCGATCAACGCCGATGGACTTGCAAGCCTGGGTGTAGGTCATGCCGTCCTGCATCGTCTCCACCAACTGGTCTTCCAGCTCGACGGTACGCTTGGTCGGCGGATTGCGTTTTTTCTTTGTTGTCATGTTGGCTCCTTTATCACCCAGCCTCGATTAACTCTGCTTCCATGTCTCTGGCAAGATTACAAGCAGTTGACGGTTAAACTACACGACGAAACGGTAGCGGCGTATCTCAGCAACAAAGCTAAAAAATAGGTGTAGACACCCATACCGGATACTCGTTCAAAACATCCGGTATCTAGGTCGAAATACCCCGATAATGAGCGGCTAAAATCCGGGCAGGCCGTTCATCATTCCCTTACCGGCTTGGTAGGTCAGCACGTCGCGACGCATGGCGCCGCCGTAAGACATATGCACCCAACCGCTGTCGGACTTTCCAGGGTGCCAGCATTCACAGATCAACTGATCCCATTCCAGCAGGTTGTCACGGCACCACGCTGCCAGGGCAGGGGTCGACACGCCTGGCACCTCGAAGTCGACGGCTTCGCCTGCACAATGCTGCGACGTGGCGCTGCCGCCTATGTGCTTATTCAAGAAAGGGGAGCGATAGCCCGACGATGGTGAGAACGGGATGCCGTAATGCCGGCGGACTGGTTCGAGGATATTCTGGCAAACCAGTTTAAGCGCAAGCATCTGGTCGCTGTTCGGTTCGTTCTTGATACAAAGCCGCTCAGCTGTTTGCGATCGCGTCAGCTCGCGCAGCGTGAAGTGTTCGGACAGGTTCATTTGGCCAAGCCCTTGAACTTTTCAAAGCTACGCATCCCGCCGAGACCGAGCATGCCCAAAAGAACGGTCATCAGGGATTCCATATCGAACTCGGGCAGCGCAGGCGTCGCGGTTTCAGTCAGCGCCAACCCAAAGACGATGATTGGTTGCAGGACAAAATGGTATGCAAGGGCTGCGCCGCAGCACCAGCCGATGAATGGACGCCAGCCCGACACCCACACAGACCTGTGAGCCGCCTCGATCTTGTTGATCTCCAGCTGCCCCAGGATGCCAGCAGCCTCAGCGTCGACCAGGGCCTTCTCCATTTCACGCTTTGCTTTTCCGGCTGCATTTTTATCCGGCACTAGCCTATCGATAACCTCGCCGGCGATCGGCAGGATGCTGCTTATCAAAGTGCTAATCATTTGAGCTTGTCCTTCAGATACTCGATGTCCTTGCCGAGCGATGTCAGCTCGCGAAATCTTTTTTCCAAAGTATCAGGCGACATCATGCCGGCCAGGATCGTGACGCGGTTCTCCATTGTCGACGTTGTCTGATCGTTACGATCGAGCCGGCTGTCGATGACGCTGATGGCGCGCTTGAGTTCGTTGAGCTGTTCGAGGAGCGAAGCAATCTGATACCTGGCTATCGCAGCTGCGCCGATGATAGACGCGAACAATACACCGATGCTCACCACCAGCCGGATGTCGATGTCCATGCTACTTGCTCCGCAGCCAGGTGAGGTAGTCCGCGCCAGCTTCAACGTCTGCGAAGCACTGCACGCGTCTCACAGGTGAGGTGGTTACTGGATCGAACACGGTCACGATCGATGCGCCGGTCTGCTGGATCACGTAGTTCCTGCGCCGTGCAAATTCGTCCAGGTATTTGTAGCCACGGGCACGGCACATATTAATCACACGACCACCAGCCACCTCTTCACTAGCCAGCGCCCAGTTGTGCCTATGACCGGCGATATAAATATCTGCGTCCTCATCCCACAGGCTGGCGCGCTTCTGGCCATGCAGGGGGTTGTAGATCGACGAGCCTTTATGGTCATGGGCCGCATCTATCTTTATCTCGCAGCCATTCGGAAACACGACACGGAAACGCGCGCGCCAATCAACCATCGGGACGCGGTGTGCGTTGATGCCCTCCAAATAGGCCACGAGTGAGCCGTCCATTACGTCGTGGTTGCCCAGCAGCCACAACCTCCAGGGTATTCCCGCTTCCTCAAGAAACCAGCGTGCCAAGCGGCGCTCGGTCTGTCGCGATACATCATTGTCTGCATACAGGCGCACCAGGCTACCGCCCCAGCCGTCGACGGTGTCACCGCAATTAGCTGCCATTAAACCTGGCGTCGACTTGATGATCTCGATGTCTCTGCGCAGTAACTTTATATTGCAACCGTTCGAACCCAGATGCGGGTCACCAAACCACGAATAAGCAATCGGCTCGTTAGTCGGCTCGTTAATCGCAAACCAATGCTCGGCCTTCTCACGCGCCTGGCGCTTTTCAAAGCGCCGCTCCATGTGGTCGAGGATCTCCTCGGCATCAACGTCATCATCGGGGAAGGTGGGGAAGACCGCCGGCGGCTCTATTTTTGGGTTAGGGCCTAGCCGCTTCTTCGCCGCGACCATGCGGTTATGGAACGTCGTCCTCGGTATCCCCATTGCCTCTGCAGCTTCACGCTGGTTGCCAAATCTCTCGTAAAGTTCGAGGACTCTTAGGCACTCATCGTCGGTTAGAGGTTCGGCCACGGTTCCACTCTCGCACTGATAAGCCAATGCGTATTAGCAACAGCAGGATCGTCAAGCCGGCCACGCCGAGCGCCAACACTGCGTTGAGGTCGCCCACGCCCAGCACAGTCGCGCCGACTACGCCTGCGCCGGTTGCAATTGCGTCAGGCTTGTTCACGACGGCGTACTCTTGGGTGCAGGGAATTTGTTCCCTGTCAGCGAGAAGTCGGTTCCTGTCCCCTGGACGCACGCGAGGCCCATGCTCGGCCTGGTTACCAGGACTGTCCAGGTTCCGGCTGCGCTCGCATAGACTTCGAATAAAGCATTGCCGGCAACGCCGTTTGCCACGACGACCTCACGAAACTCTTTGAGCAGATGCTCAGCAATCTTGGCGTGCGGCTGGCAGACCACCGGCATCTGCTGGGCCTGGACGGCAGGCATTAAAAAAGCCGCCATCAAGGCGGCTGCTGTGAGGGTGGCGAGGCGGGTCATTCGATCTCAGGCGGCACGTACGCCGCTATGACCTCGGTATCGCCTAGCTGCGCCAGCGCGGCCTCTGCGATGGGCGGGAGATCTCGAAGCACCTGACGCTCGGCCTCGACATCCTCGACGGCTCTGACGCCAGGGCGTCCGGTCAAAGCCTGATTGGCTTCGTCGTCGAGTTTGAACAGTTTGGCATTACGGGCTGCGCGGATGTCGCCTAACCGTTCTTCACGGGCTCTGGGCACCCGCCATACGTGAGTCCGCAGTTCCTCGGCAGTGACCTCTACAGCCAGCGTATCGGCGGCTGGCACAACCGCTTCTTTTGTCACAACGCCATCCTCATCACGTTCGGCAGGAACGGTATTGGCCTCGACCAGTTCAGCTAAGATACCGCTGACTGATCCGGCATCACCGACCACGGTTACCGTGCCGTCAGCATTAACTATTAGTTCATTCATTTTCGAGTTCTCCAAAACAGGCAAAGTAAAAGCTGCCATCTACGGCACTACCATCGTGAGCTATGAGAGATAGACGTCCAATTTGATCACCGGAAAGAAGAACATCTCTAGAACCCGCATCAGTCAGCGGCCCTACGATTGTATTGCCACCAGAAGTAGCCACGGCAAAATTGCTTTTGAACGGCACCCCAAAGGTTATGTCCCGAATATCGCCAACACCATTATCGGTCATTGATTTAATGTTGTATGACCCCCTGATGACCAGTGTGCCACTACTCAGGGTGCAAGTAGCCCACGCCTTCGCCTTGCTCAGATCAACGCCCTTTGGCAAATCACTAGCCAGACCCCGCACCATCTCGTTGACCTGACGCTGGTCAGTGGCCGGTGCCGTGACGTAGGCATTGGCTGAGTTCTGTTCAGCCCGTAAATCGCCCCACAACTTGCCTTTTTCAGATGTACCGCTATTGACAGTGGGTTTGCTGTCCACGACCAGTCCATCGAATATGGTTATGGCGTCGGTCTGGGTAACCAGTACCTTACCCGACAGCGGATCGACATTCACGTCTATCACTGCATCGGTCGAACCACTCTGAAGGAGACATTCGGCAGAGGCGATGAACATGCCTTTTTCTGCATCGTACATTTGTCTGATTTGAGTGGCTGTTGGGACGGTGGCTGATAGGCGAACAAGAGAAATTTCACTTTCATCCGCAGGCGCGATGGGACTAGAGGCGGTGTCAAGTCCAATCCGAAATGTTACTGTAGCCGTCAGGGAACCGGCATCCGTAGTATCCGATCCAATCAATACACCATCGGCGTACAGATATCGCTCTGTCGATGAAATACGCACAAAGTCAGCTTTATGCCAAACCGCATCGTCGTAAACGGCGACGGAAATTATGGTGGTGGCCGCTGTCGCACCGTCGTCTATACCACGCAAGGTGCCGTCACTTTGAAGCGAAAGATTGAACCTCTCATTGTCTGGCGTTGATCCGACCATGGCAAACATTTGAGTACTATTGTTTGATGTCGTCTTGAACCAACAACTTAAATAAGCCGATCCCGTGCCAAAAGCATTGTAGTCTGAGTCATTTGCTCTGGAGAGATAATTTGAAGTGCTAAACCCGCTATACCCCAACAACTCCGCACTGGTTTCCACAACCGCTTCGGTCACAGTTCCGTTTTCGGTGAGGGTGTTGGCTTTGTAACTGCGATCCGCTGTTTTGCTGTTTGCTAACCATGCGCCACGGATGTCGCCAACCATGTAGCCGGTGTTGTAGGTACGGGTAACGACGGCATTATTTGAGATTCCGCTTGTATATACGGGGTAGGTGAAGGTGGCCCCTGTTGCGTCAGCAGCGGCCAAGAAATTGTTGGTCGCATCCATACCCGTGTCGGCGCTAAGGCCGTAGGGTGCCGCCCCTGTGTTTTGTATATCAGTATTATTCCAGTCGTCTGCCACAATAGTATCAATCAAGGGCGACGCTTGTACTACTCCTGATTTCTGTATCAGAATACGGCCACCAGCGATGCCGACAGAGGTAGTTGCGCTTGTGGCTCCTGATCTGTCATATACGGTCCCGTCGTATTTGATTATGGAGGCAGTGTCTGCTCCCGTACTGTACTCAATACCAAAGCAGGGCATTGTTCCGCCAGTACGGGGATCAAGAGGCCAACTGTCCCACACATTCGCTGAAACCCCGCTAACACTATTATCCGTCAGTGCCGGTGTCGTACTGGTTGACAATGTTCTGGGCCAGCCAACCGTTCGTTCAGCCCATGCGCCGGAATGTGGGTCGATGATGGCGATGCCGTCTTCTGAAGAGACTATAAGATAGCCCATACAAGCCGCTATCGCTGTTGGTGTCGCAGCAGCACTGAGATCAACCGTTGCTAATGGCGTAGTACTAATAGCTCCAGCCGATTGTTCAGTTAAATCCCAGATGTTAATTTCTGTGTTGCTGCCCTCATCTTCGATGGTCGCCAGCATCAGGCTGGAAAATACACTTGCTTTGCTCCACGCCCCGTTCCATGCCACGCCATCAACGGAGGGGCCGAAGATAACTTGATCTACAAAGTTAGCGTTAGTTTGTAATACGCCTGCATAGGCACTTTCTGGATCGACACCAAAATTAGTAGCCGTGCCTGAGTTTACTATGGACGCACCGCTGTCAATGTTCAGCGTCGAGCCAGATAGCACCGAGAAGGTGTTAGCCGTAAAGCGGAAGTCGTCAGCGCCTGCGATCTCGATGTCGATCTGATCGTCGGTGCTGGCATGGATTGACGTATTCGCATTGGCATCAAGCGTCAGCTTCTCGCCGTTGAGATCTACCGCGCCTTCCGAGAACGAGCCGGTATTGCCTGTCCTGGTATTATGTATGATGACGGTATCGCTGTTGGAGAACGTGCCATTAGATGCAACGTGCGTCAGGGCCAGCTTCACATAGCCAGAGGCATCCGTGCTGGCGCCCGTGATATTGTACAGCGCGTAGGTAGAAGGCGTTCCCGACTTGACCATCTTGACGGTGCCGCGCAGGGCTGTCGTCGTGCTGTCGTCCCAGGTCAGCAGGTAGGTCGATACGTCAACACTATTGGCGTCGGTATCATCCATGTACGCGGCAGTCGCACTGGACAGCGTGGCATGATTAAACCGGATAACCCCGGTGCCTGGATCGGCATCTGCCGTGGTCGTCGAGTAAACATAGTCAAGCCCAGCGGCTGATGATGCAGCCGATGATGCGGCGGCGGATGTAGCTGACGAGGCAGCAGCAGTAGCACTCGTAGATGCCTTCGCGCTGTAATGCAAAGCAGAATAGGTGCCAGCACCAGCGACCGTGTTGTCCTCTGCTTCAATCGCCCACTCTTTAGCAGCGCCTCTCGATGACGTATCCGTTACGTCAGTACCGCCGACCGCCCAGGCTTTACTGGAGAAGTCTGTGCCTGTAACTGCGCCGTCCACTTTTGTCGCGTAGTTGGTCGATGTCGTCGCGCTGGACGATGCGGATGTCGCGCTGGAAGCAGCTGCTGTGGCTGATGCCGCGCCCTTGGCGGCGTGATGTAAAGCGGAATAGCTGCTGCCGGTGACCGCTGAATCCTCGGCCAGGACCGCCCAGTCTTTGGCAGACCCTGCTGCAACGGTGGTGCCGAGCGCATATTCTTTTGCTGAATATTCAGACGTATCTACTGCACCGCCGGTGGTGGTTGCCCATTCTTTCGCTGCTCCACGGCTAGAGGTGGTCGTAACGCCCGTGCCACCGACGCTCCAGGCTTTGCTCGAATAGTCCGTGCCGGTAACAGCGCCCGATGTTTTCACCGCATAGTCGTCTGCTAGTTGTGCGCTTACTACAGCTGCTGCCGCACTAGTGGTCGCGCTCGCCGCGTCGACTATGAGATCCCATTTTGCAGAATCTGTGTTCGAGCTGATGGGCTGGCTACCGCTGCTGGTATGCGCGGTATTGCAGAAATAGATGTTGTTGTTGGACGTGTCTTTGATCAGATCGCGGATCACATAGGCGGTCGACGCAGCCCAGTTACCCGTAAGCGTGCCCAGCTCTTGCGTGACGCTTAACTCGCCGGAACTATCGAACGCCAGGACTTTGGACGCACGATCGGCAGCTGACTGCGTGAACTCCGTGCTCGTCATCACGTTGGTGGGCGACAGCTTGATCGATCGGTCGAGAACCTCGGCTTGATCCTGCACAGCCATCATCAGCGTATCGAGGGCCGCTTCGTGGGTCTCGGCCGGGAAGGAGTCGTTGGAAACGTAGTCGGTGTCCTGAGTGAGAGGCACCGCACGGACGATGACGATTTGAAGGGTATCGGCTGGCGCGCTGACAAATGTCACGTTGCCGCCGCCGGCAGAGCCAACGCCTGACACAGAATAATGTGTCGTCAGGGTTTGCAGTGTCTCAGCGCCCGTCGCAATGGTGCGCAGGTAGACCTTGAGGTCGGTGTTGGTATTGATCAGCCAGGTGTAGGCAAACTCGGTGAGGCTACCGTTCCCGGTGTAGATCAGTTTTTGCGTTGTGGTTGTTAAGGTCATTGTAGTGGCACCGCTTCCTCTCTGTCGCCCAGGGCGTCTGACGCATCAATGGTGAAATCTTCATGCTCCTCTTGAGCCGCGCGAAAGCCCGGGCCAAGCAGGGGATGGTCCTCAAGAGCTTCGATTGCTTCCGCCCGAGCGGTCTTGATAGTGTTCACAAGCCAGTTACGCAGCCATGTGTTAGTGTCGCTATCCCAGCGCTGGCCCGTACCAATGGCCTGCTGCCGCTTCTCTTTATAATCAGGATCGTTAAGAACGCCGTCTGGCCCAGCGAGCGCAGCCCATGACAGCTTGCCGGCGGTTTGCTGGAAGAACTCCAACTCGTCCTTCGTCATCGGCACGTCGTTGTATTCATCGGGATGTTCCGATTGGAAGTAGTGCAACCTGTGCAGCTCCTGGTCGACCTCGTTAGGCTCGAAGGCTGACTTGTAAATCGGCGACATCCATTGCGGCCCGAATGTCTTGTCATAGAACTTGGGCCTACCCCACAGGTCATGGCGAACCGGCAAGCTATCCGACCAACCCGGCACCTGTGCTTTGATCTCGTTAACCAGCTGGAGCAGGTGCGCTATATCTGCCTCTGGGAGGCTAATCGAGCCGATATCTATACCAGGCAACATGACCGGCTCCAGGTAGCGCTTCTCTAGCTCGGGGTAACGCCCGGGGTTCAGCTCCAGAAGCTCCCGCAGCTCCTTGGGCATCGGCGGCGGAAAATCCGTCGTGCGCTTTTGCGGGTCGATGAACTGGCCAGCTTTCGCGCCGGCGCGCGGGACCGTTGACCTGGCAAGGTTTTCAACTATGCCGGCGGCATATCTATCGGGGTCTTGCAGCGCGGCTATGAACGCCGAGAAGCCTTCCATGTACGTTTTGCTGGTAAGGTTCTTGGCGAACGAGAAGCCAACGGCGACGCCCAGCTTGTCGTACGCCTCCTGCTCGCCATAACCCGTCTGCGACATCTCGACTATATCACAGGTCATTCCGACAATCGTTCTGAACGCCTCGGCCCAGGCGTAGGAACGATACTCCTTTGTGCCGTCATCGGCGGTCGCAAGATACGAATACGGTCGCCACCCTTGCCGTCTTAGTGCTTCGCGCTGGCCTTCGTGCGTTGGCCCCCCGCCGGCCAGCTGGTCTCTTGCACAATAAGCTCCACGCGTAACTGCAGCTCCCGTACCCAGGCCCATCCGTGCGCGCGCCGTATCGATTTGCACGCGGTCGCCAGATTCGATTGCTTCCCGGTAACGTCGGGTAGCCGGGGCGAACGGGGAATGCTCGAATGATAGCTTGGCGGCGTTGTATGGCGTTTTAATGAACGGGACCATCCAGCGCATCGCGCCCCAGCGCGCTATATTCTTTATACCTGCCCCAGGTGTTTTTATGAGTTCTTCCTGCAGCGAGACGTAACGCGCCAAGCCGTCAGCTTCCTTCATCGCTTCGGCCGGCGGGTTAAACATGAACTCAGCCATGAAGTCGCTGGCACGATCACCCTTCAGCCCCTGCTCCCGGGCGGCACGATAGGCCAGCTCCCACAGCTTGCCGCGCTGCGCCACGACCTTGAGCAGCGTATCCTCGAATTGCAGTGCGCGGGTGGGCACGCGGCCGAGGGTCATAAACGCACCCAGCACGTCAATTACAGGCCCCCAAAAGCCGGTTGCCTCCATAGCTTCGCCGGTGAACGGCTGCACGCGACGGCCCTGGTTTACACCCTGTGTCTGATCCATCAGCTTGCTGCCGGCGATCGGCGTCTTGCCGCTTGCGTATGATCTGCCGGCCATACCAAAGGCTTCGGTTATGGACATCAGCATGCCGAACGACTTGGCACCAACATCTCCATAGGTAACGTAATGGCCGGTTGGGCCACCGTACTCATAGCCCATCGCCTTGCCAGCAGCGCGCTCGACCTTGCCGATCGTTGCTGCGGTAAGCCCTACCGGGATCTCGCCAAAGACCGTGTAGATAACGCCTGCGGTGTTCTTGACGTGGGTAACAAGTGACGACAGCAGGAAGTTGATCCACACCTCATAAGCCGCGTCGGAGAACCGCTTGAACTTGGATTTCTTCTGGGCGAACTGTGCGCGCCTTTCGCCGACCGGCAGCTGCATGTAGGCCTCTACGACCTCGTCCATATCCTTACGACCGCCGAACTCGTTAACCAGGGTCACCAGATCCAGATCGCGTTGTGCGCCGGCGCGCGGGTCCACAGGGAATTTGAACACACCCAACGATCGGCCTATCTCAGTCTGGATGCCCTTGAAGTTGAGCTGCAGAGCTGCAACGAACTCCAGCTGCTGGCGGAAGTTGACCAGGTTTGCATCGCTGCGTTCCCGGTGAGCAAGGTCTGCGAGGCCATCCAGCTTGGATACTTCGCTGTAAAGCAAGTTGCGCGCCGCCATGATCGTCTCGGACAAACCAAAGCCCTCAACGATCGGCACCCGGCCCGTGCCTTGCATGTTCATCACCGCATCGATCAGGCGTTGCGGATCAGCGCCGATATAGCTGGCCAGCTCCCGGGTGACCTCCTCGGTAACCCTGCCGCGCGTTGCCTTTGTAATAGCGCCCGTTTCTTTTAGCTGCCGCGAATTAGATTCAACCAGCGCGTAAACATTGCCGGTGTTGGGGATCTTGGCGTCGCCCTTCTCGCCGTGGGTGCGGAAGTCAGTCAGCCCGTCAGACAGCAGCTCGGTTCTTCGCGGTTCAACAACGTCAGCCAGCGCCCTGTTCGCGGAGATCTCGGGGGGCCGAATGCGCGGGAACTGCTTGCGCACCTGGGCGTCGATCGCGGCGTTTGCCTGGGCCTGGGTAATCGCGGTGTGGGGCGCAGGTGCCGGTTCTGCCGTCGCAGCAGCTGCTTCGCCAGGTCGTACAACTTCACCTTTCTTCTGGTATCGCTCCACCGCAGGGTCTGGCTTTGCCGGCGGTCCAATAAACTCCTCACGGGCGCGCTGTTCTTGCTGCAGGGTTTTCTTTGTTCTGTGTGCAGCGCCCAGCTTCGGGCCACCTACGGTCGAGATAACGTCCCCGACTTTGTCGGCAGGGGGACCGAACAGCTTGATAAGACCCTTGCCGAGATCTGATCGCCAGTTACTGGCAAGCTGCAGCGGCTGGCCGTCAGGCTCGATCGCGGGTGTAGCAGGCAGAGTATCGACGGTTACCTGCTGCAGATCTGACAGCTCTTCCGTTACCTCTGGGCGGAACTGGGGCAGCGCATCGACGACGGCCGCCGGCAGGGTAATGTCCCGTTCGGCAGCTGACAGCCTAGCCCGTTCCTCTGGAGATTCTGTTACAATTTCAACCATTGCGATCAATCCCCACTCTGCCCTTCAAGGGCGTCATAAAATTTTTCTTGTTTGAGGCGGGGCGGCACGCTTCCCTTACCGTCGCTGATAACCGTGTCTTCTATAAACCGCCAAAGCCTGTCGATGTCCTGCTGCGCCACACTGAGACGGCCATCTTCAATCTTCAGACTTGGAACGACCTCAAGCAGATCCGCGCGGTTTGCTTCATTGCCGAGAAGTTCCCCAAAGAATCTGTTTTCAACTTCGGTCAGGTTTATCTGTCTCGCTGTTCCCTCATCAAAAAACCCGCCAGGAGGCGGGCTGTCGGCGGCTTGTGTCGGGGCA